AACTATTATAGATTCTTTATATCCTGCTTGATATCATTTGTATTATCGAGTATTCGCGGACTATTTTTGGCAAGAATAACAGAGTTTTCAAGTATATCTCTACGGTCCATGTTACCTTCTACTTGGAATGTTCTCATTTCATCTACGATTCTTTCCATATTGGAGACTTTATCGGTCAATGCCTTTATGTCCTCTGTCGGGAAAACAACATGTACCTGCGACTGATAGCCGCTCGCTATTGTCTCTTTGGCTCTATCTGCGAAATTAGGAGTTCCAGATAACAAAGCTGGGACATCCCCGCTTCTAAGATTGAGCAATGAAAGTTTGCCATTGATGGATGAAAGTAAACCGGTCTGTTGAATGGACTGGTTCTTTATTTCTTCCCCGGCAACCTGCAAAGCTGTAAAACGTCCGTTAAGTTCTTCGCCGGTATCTTGTGACATGGCTTCAAAACCCTTACTACTCGCCTGCTGTGAAAACATGGTTCCAAAGAACTGGTTGATGGCATCAACTTCTTTCTTCATGTCGTCAACCATCGTCTGTTTCATGGAGTCGAGGAGCTGCTTTTCTTCGGAAGTCAAGTCGTCATCTCCCATGGCCTTTTTCCACTCATTGTACCACTTCTGCATCTGCGGTTTGAAGTTCTCCACATACATGGCCTTAATCAAAGCCTTGCGCATGTATTCGCTCATGTCATCGGAAATATCCTCCGCTGTGGCCTCTATATCGCACAAGGAATTCAGAATACCATCAGAGAACGACTCCCATTCCTGCTCAGCTTCATTACGGGCGTTCTCCGCTTCCTGGGCGGCTTCTTCCGCACGGTTGATGGCTCCCGTATCAAGAGTGGGGAAAAGCTTGTTAGCCGCATCCACAATGTCGACACCGGCTTTCTGAATTTCGGCTATCATCTCGTCCAGAGTCTTGCGCTCGGCCGTATCAATGGCACCGTCTTTCATAAATTCCGTATATTTGTCATACCAGGCCTGAATCTGAGGCTGGAGCTGGGCAGTAAACATGGAATCCACCAAGGCATTGCGCATATATTGATAGATATTGTCGGCTATGTCCTCGGCGGTAGCTTCTGCGTCATAGAGCACACTCTTGATACTGTCGGAGAAAGAGTTGAACGCTTTCCTTACCTCCTCTCCAGAGTCTTTCCACGCGTCACTGATTTCCCCGGCAGCATCGGCGACCTCCTTGCTCAACCCGTCAATGTCATTCTTGATGTTTGTACGCTCTTCATCGGTTACAAGTCCATCCTCTGAGTATTCCTTCCATTTTTCCCAGATGGCCTTGATACGCGGTTCGTACTGTTCAAGGTACATTGCCTCAATAAGCTCTTTCCGCATGGAATCGGAGATATTCTTGGCAACAGTCTCAGCAGTAACTTCCGTATCATACAAGGAACTTAATATCCCATCGGAGAATGATTTGAATTCCTCCTCAAGTTCTTTCTTTAGGTTGCTCTCAGTAATGCCAAGAGTATCACTCAGAATATCCTTAGCGGCCGTAATGTCGTTAGCCAACTTCTCCGCTTCGTTTCTTAACGCATCCTTTTCAGCGCCGGTTATGTCACCGTCAGACATGGCTTCCTGAACCTTCTTGTATAACTCCTCTATCTGCGGTTGGAAGCTATCAGTGAACATCTTATCAACCATCTGCTGACGGATGTACTCAAAGATGTTGTCTGTCACATCCTCGGCAGTGGCTTCGACAGAGGACATGGCAGACTTGACGCTATCAACAAACGACTGCAAGTCTTCGGCGTTCTTCAGCTTGTCAGCAAACAAACTATTAACGTCCTCTACGCCCTTCATCATCTGCTCAATGTATTGGTCAATCTGAGAGCCGAGTTGTGCCATGTCACTCTCGGACAATCCGTCTTTGGAAAGCCCCTCAAAGGTCTTGTACAACTCTTCCATCTTGCTCTTGTACTCCTTTTCATACAGAGCGTTAATCATTGCCTGACGGAAGTAATCATAGATATTATCAGAAACATCCTTGGCCGTCACATCAAGGGAAGTAAGAGAACTCTGCATACTACCGATGAAATCCTCATAGTTATCCGTGCTACTGTCGGTATCCTCTTTGGTCCATCCGAAAATTTCCGCAAGCTTGTCACGTTCGGCAAGTGCGGAACCGGCAATTGCGTCATACTGCTTCCGAAGAGCCTCCATCTCCTCCTTCGTAATGCCTCCTTGGTCTTTATTGGCCTGGGCAAAGGCATCGTACCACGTTTGAAGGTCCTCGGTAAATTTGTTGCCTACCATTGTGGTAAGCACGGCACGCTGCATATATCCGCTGAAACTGTCAGAAAAGTCTTTCGCGGAACTGCCCATATCCATGAGGGTATCCACAAAACTGTCGAAAACGCTATCGAACGTTGTCTGTGTCAGTTGTTCACTAATCTGGTTCTGAATATCCTCAATCCTTTCCTCTCCATCTATAATGCCGTTCAAATATTCTTGCACGTCACCGTCCATCTTCGCCCAGAAGGCAGGAGCTTCGGATTTAAGTTTCTCCAATTGCTCAACAGTGAGGTCAAACAGTCCGGTCATTCTTCCGGTCCCGATAAACTCTTTGGCGGCATTGACTGACATGTCGAGTGCGTCGGCAATGTCCTGCCAGTCGCTTGACGAGGTGTTCTTTGCCATCCGCTTGCCAATGGAATGGGAACCTGCGGATGCACCGGAATTAAGACGTTCTTTTCCCAGTAGGCGATATGCCTCAATTTGCTTTTCAACAAGGCCAAGCGCCTCTTCTCCTACCTTGTCTGCCTCCATGCCGTAGGAAATGCTGATGTATTCCTGCTTCTTGTCTATCAGTTCATCCCATATCTCATTGAGCCTGGTGTACTCCTCAACCATCTCGTTATAGTGGGAATAATCGGCACCGAACATCCCGTCCAATGCGGACACTACAGAGGAAATTCCAGAAACCGCACTCATTGCGCCTCCGACAATATCACCCGACATGATTTGCCCGACCCCGGATGCCGTTTGTCCTAAGCCGCCAAGCGCATCAATGGCACTTGTTATCTTACTGTCGTCAAATCCGAATATGTCGGCGATACTTGAGCCAAACTCATTCAATGCAGGGGCAAAAGACGTCACAGTATTTCCTATATCGGTGATTCCTTGACCGATTTTCTTGGAATCGTTGCCACCCTTTTTTATGGCTTCTATCCCTTTCTCCAAGTCAGAGACGAAAGCCTGCCACGGTGATTTGCCTTTAAGTTCATCCTTTAACCCTTTGATTGCGTCTGTAACATCCTTGATGGATATTTCCCCTTTTTCTATCCCTTCAATGTCTTTATCGGTAAAGCCCATTCCTTTCAAATCAGCAATAGAAATGTCTTTATCAGTACCGGACATGTACTTGACAAGGGTTTCGTATTTGTCAATGATGGACTGAATAGCGGAAACGGACTTATTGCTGGCATCTTCAAAGAGGTCTGCCATCGCCTTTGTGGAGTGACCGAACTGTTCATCAAGCTGTTCAAGAGCCTTGTTCTTTTGGGCTACCTTGGAAGCGTACTCCGGGCTGTCGGTTTGCAGTTTGGCTATCTCGTCATTGTACTTCTGAATAAGATTTTTGCGCTTTTCCTGGTAGTTGCCGAACTCAATGAAATACTCCTGCCATGCTTTTTTGTCGGCTTCAAGTTTGGCTTTACTTGTTGAATCAATATCGCTTTCTCTTTTTTTAGCGGCATTAGAAGCCCATGTGCCAAGTTTCTCCTCTTGTTTATCTGTCAGTTTTCCACCTTGCTCCGTTTCCCAATCCTTGCGCTGTTTTTTAATAGCATCCAGTTCTTTTCGATAGTCCAAGTCAATCTGAGCCAGCTTCTTTTCAGTACCATCCTCCATGAGGTTGATTTCATCCTGCTGGTTTTTCCGACGAATGGAAAGGAGTTGTTCGGCAAGCAGTTCTTGCTGTTTGAGTTGCTTGGCGGCTTCTTTCTTGGCTTGATTTTCCTGCTTAGTCAACGAGCTTCCAGTAATTCCTCCTAAGTCTTTATATTTCTTTTCGGCAGCTTCCATCTTGCCTTTGGCATCTTTCACCTGCTCCGATGTAGCTTCTTGGTCTTTAAGTAATACTTCATAACCTTTCTTTGCCTTTTCCCAATCGGCTTTAGCTGCTGCAAGGTCTTGTTGGTAAGTAGTCTTATTCTTTTCGGTTTCAATACGGGTTTGTTTTGTTGATTTAGCCGTATCTATAAGATTTTTAATGTCTTTTACCTCATAAATTGCTTCATCAGACAAAGAACCTTCCACGTCAATTGGAAGTTTCATCTTTACTTTTCCATTCCCATCTTTTCCTTTGATTCGTTTTTCAAGTTCAGAAATATATTCGTCAAACTTGCTAATATCAACATCTTTCAAGCTTGATATGAATTGCTCTGATATACCCTTTCCTCTCTCAACAAGAAATTCGTCTCTGTAAAAACGAAGTTCCTTTAGTTTGCTAATTTCCTGCTGGGTTAGTTTCCCACCATTAATTTGTTTTGCGGAAAGTGTGTTTTCATAATCAGAAACCGCTTTATTAGCTGCTTCAAAATCTTTTGCAACTCTTTCTCCGGCTCGTTTTGAATCTTCCTCGGCAATCTGCCTTTTAAGTTCAAGAATATCCGCTAACTTGATGCTCTCTATGTCGTACTGGGAGAATATCTTCGGGTATTCCTTGCGTAATTCTGCCAAACTTTGCCCACGTTGCAAATCAGCCAAAGCAATATCACGAGAGCTTTGAATAAGACCCTCTATTTTTTGTTTACGTTCTTTCTCTTGTTTTGCCGACTCTTCTTGTTTCTTGTTGAAACGCTCTTGTGCCTTTTCAGCAATGGATGTATTATCTGCCAATGTCCACATAGCAATCCCAAGAGAAACTATGGCAGTTCCAGCTAATACATAAGGATTCATTGCGAGAACTTTGTTATATGTAGCTTGAGCAACAGTAGCAGCTTTGGTTGCTGCAACCTTTCCCCATATAGCCTTTGTAAATCCTTGCTCAACAATGGAGTTCACCAATAGCCCAGTTCTATAAACACCATATATTGAAACGAGAGCCAATACACTTTGCCCTATAACTTCGTAGTTCTTAACTACAGTATCAGCAACAGATATACTTCCTGAAATCAAATTTTGATTAGCAAGTCCTATCTCAGCCAAAGCAGTAGTTATTGTATCTTCAAAGTTTGACATTTGTCCCTCAATAGTCTTTGCAATAGCTTCCGTAGAGCCTTCAACGCCTTTCATTGAGCCAAATTGTTCAACGGCTTTCATTACAGATTCAACTGTTCGGTCACATTCAACTGTCATATCACGGAACGAAAGCTTAACTTTATTCCCTTCTGTTTGAACACGAACACCGAACTCTTTCCAACGCTCTGGATTATTTATATCAAGTATCGCCTCTGTTAGCTGGTCGAAAGGTTTTGCTACTGTATTGGTAAAATCTCCCATTTTTTTCATGGCATCCATCGAAGGAGTGATACCACGATTGACGAATTTTATAAAATCATCCGTCAGTTCATCAAGTTGGAAGTTTGTTTTTGCGGCAAAGCTATTTATGTCAGATAGATATGCTTTTGCTTTTTCGGAACTACCATTCAGAGCATTAGTTAATACAGATTCATACTTTTGAAACATTCCAGCTGTTGATACTACATTTGAAGCAACTTGTTTCAACATTGCGATTCCACCAATAGCAGCAAGTGTCTTCTTGAATGAGACTCCTACACCTTCATTAACGGTAACAACAGCCTTGCTTTCATCCTTGAACAAAGCGTATTCATCCTTTAGAGCTTTGGTAGATAATCTTGCAAGAGCTTGTTGTGATTGTAATTCACCAAGAGCATACTTTTGTTCTCCTAATGCTGCCTTTGCACGGTTTAATTCATCTGATAAAGATTGTCTTTTAGGGTCGTACTTTCCTAATTTCTTATATTGTTCTGTAAGCATTGAAACATCATTCTGTGTCTCACGTATGATGTCTTTTTGTTTAATGATCTCTTCGGATAAGGAATTGACAGCTTTTTCGCCATCGTATATACCTTTTTTGAATCCCGTTTCCATCTCTGCTCCAGCTTTAGCGGCATTAGTTACCAACTCATCCAACCTTTGATTAGATGCAGCAAGTTGAACATTTAAAGCCTTGAAAGCAGCAGGAGACTGCGTGCCATCCATGCTCATTAACTCCTGCTTTAATTTTGCAATTTCATTACGAAGTCTTACAACTTCTTCCCAGTCACTACCTACCTTAAAATATAATTTCGCCATATCTATTTCTTTTTCCTACGATTAGCCAATTCCTTACCACTGATTCTATTCACTTTTTGACCACCATATACTGCGTGTAATTTATCCCGTTGCATCATCAGCAAATTCCGATAAGGGATAACCTCAAACACTTCTGTATAACTCAGATGAAGCGTGTCAATCAAATGGGCTATCTGCCCGAAGAACGTTGCGTTTCCTACTGTTTCGGTCTTGCTGCCAGCATCGACACGTTCCTCATCGAGCTGACACACTGAAAAGCCGAAATATCCATCATAGAGAAACAGACTTCCAAGGCATCTTTGACTTCTTCAAAAGTGCCGTTCTCCAATTCTTTGACCAAACTATCATTCCCGCAGATGAAGCATGAAATACCTTTCAGCATATCTTCAGTAGCTTTAGGAAGCTCTTTAATAGCCTCCATGATATTATCTCCTCGCAGGGCGATATTGGAAAAATGATGAATGGCACGACAGATAACTTTAATTGTAGGCGGTTTGATGGTATAAACGATTCCACCTATCCCTACATTTTTAAAATCCAGCCCTAATAGGGCATCAGAAACCGTTTTTGCTGCTTGATTATTCATAACATTAAATTAAAAAGGCGGTGAGCAACCACCCACCGCCATCTGAAAACAATCCTTTTACTGAAAAATTATCAACCTTCCGGCACTACAACTTCCGATTCGTCAAACCACTTTTCGGAAGCCAATCCATCTACACCTGTGGAAAGGGGAACGGCCGAAACAGCCAATCCGACAGCCTTATCGGTATTAGAGCCACGGGCATTGATAGCCGCTTTCGGAAACACAACATAAACTCCGTCTTTGGTTTTACCAATCACACATTTATGAATAGGCTTATACTTGCCTCTTTCCCAATTCTTTTCTGTGGCTTTACCACCTTGTAAATCAGCCTTTGTAGCATAATCATACTCACCAATGGTGAAGTTGATTTTCACCTCACCCGGTTCAGACGTTTCCCGGTAGTACTCACCAGTCAAAGCGTTTTTGTAACGAGTTACACTTGCCTCTGCTTCTTCGTATTGATACGTGTCACCATGCACATTCTTGACCCGCTTCGTTGCTGCGTTTTTCAAGATGGTGGCTACTTCTGCGCCTGTTAATCCGGCAGCTGGAGTAGTAACCGTTTTAATCGGTTCTGCATAATACAGTTCGTCAATTTCTACTGCTGTAATCATATCATTTTACATTTAATACATTAAACAAAATTCTCACATTCACATAATGACACTTCAAAGCTGTGTCCGCTTCTGTACCGATAGAATCAATAGAGTAACGATATGTCATACCATCATAGGTGCTTACTACATCATCAAACAGCTTGCCAGCCTTTCTTTCAAGTTCGTTAAGCCGGATTGTGTTCGCTTCATTCTCGCTTAAATTGGGTACACATAGATTCACTTCTGCGAAAGATTTCTTCCAATAAGTTCCCGGCTGTTGTTTCTTCGTGTGGATGACAATCCTTTCGGACTTCAATTCACCCGTCAGCGTTTCTCCTGCTGGTACTATGTCTATTCCGAAAATCTTGCAGTCCCGGTAGAGGATGTTTCCTATGTCGGTGGTTACTATCATCGTTCAAATCTATCTTTCAATCTTTTTTCTGTCCTTATCGCTGCACTTCCTGCAACTTCAAATCCTTTGGATTCCACGAATGAAGCATAATCAGCTTCGTTTTTCAGAATTAAGCCATCTTCATTAACCTCATAATCATTCGATTCTCTCAAATGTTTTGTGTGGTCTTGATAGTTTCCGGTAGCTTTTGCATCTTCAACAAATGCCTCTCCCTCTTCTTTCATGCCAGCAACGACTTCGCTTGTTCCGTCCTCAAAGAACTGGTCAACATCCGAAAAGTCTGCATCTATTCCAACCATATTACTCTATAGGAAAAATAGTTTGTTTCCAAAGGGCTTTTAGCAACTCCTTCACCTCTTATGCTTCCATCGGCATTCAAACAACGAACCTCTGCACCTGCTTCAACCTTTGACGGCTTGTCAAAGACTACCTTGTACTTGAAATCATACAAAGCACCATTGATAGATACTTTCTTTTCCGCACTCACATCATCACAACGGCATCTGAATATATCCTGCCAGCTCTCACCACCTGTGCCGGGAATAGGTCTGCCGAACTCATCCTTATCCATCGGGGTGATAACCTTAACCTGCAATATGTGGGGAGCGAATATCATAAGAAAGTCACTTTAGGTTTGTTACTCAGTTCGTCTTTCAAACCGTACTGTTTGCACAGCCATGAGTACAATTTCATTAGGCTATCAACATAATTAGACCAAGACACAGAAAATCCGCTTTCGCTGACCGAAGATGGATTTTGTATCATCCACGGAATTTGCTTTGCACAAGCGACCTCTAATCTTGCCCGATTTTCCTCGGCAAAAGGTTCTTCACCATCCAATCCCGTTCTTGAAAGTATATTTTCAACTACAAGATTAGACGGGGTGCTCTTATCAAATACGCTTAGTACAAACTCCTTGTTACTCATGGCTGCTATCATTCAATATGGTGTAATCAGTTTACTATATGCGGTATAGCTATAATGCGTACAATGTTTAGATTTATAGATGTATCTGAACGGACATTTGGGAACATTAATTCGTATCCCTTGAATAGCCGCTTCCTCTTTCATCGAACACATCATAGCCGGGTTATTTGCAACCAAGAAGACGGGGGGTGTCATGGTCAGTACAACACAATCAGCCGGAACCGTTTCCAAAGTGATAAACTGAATATCCGGCAGACCAACATCAACCGATGGATTCACGTATTCACACTTAGGAGATTCCACACTTGATGCCTGCACGCTCAACGAAACCAAAGACATCATTAAAAAGCCACACATGGCAAAAATAAAATTCTTCATTTCTTTTCTGATTTATAAAATTAGACAATGGAAGGGTAGAAGCACTACCCTATCCTTTTACTCGATACCTAATGCTTCTTTCAGTTTGGCTGTTGATTCTTCATCCAGTTCTGCAACCTTAGCCAAAAGAGTTTCCTCTTTCATATTGCCGGAAGCCTGCGCACCGATAGACTTCAAAGCGTCAACCAAAGCCTTCTTCTCAAACTCCTTTTCAAAGAGGGAGATTTTCACCTCCTTCTTTTCTTCAGGGGGTTTCACTTCGGTATTTTTTGCCTCAATCCGTTCAGCAAGTCTGCGGCTTTCCATATCCAGCACACGGGCTTCCTCACCGACTTCAATCACTTCACCGGGAGTATAATACTTTCCGGTGAACTTGTCGCGGAAAACTGATATAACCTTTACTTTCATATCCTACCCCCCCCTTATGCTGATTGGATGGATGCAATTTCGCTCAAATCGAAATTGGTTATCAAATCTGGATTGGAAATCTGCGGAATCCACTCTGCCGTATATTCCATGTAGCGACCGTTTTTGTCACGGTAGTTAGAGATAAGCATCTGCCCCTCTGACGGGATATAAGTACGTCCTTGTACTGGGTCTGTCGCTTCATACGGGGTATGATGGCGCATATAACCAATGTTGTCAGATGGTAACAGAGCAATACGGTTATCCGCGTAAATCTGCACATTCTTTCCCGTCTGGTCTTTCACGTAATCCTCCTTGATTTCGATGCGAGGCAGACCGATGCCGGTGAACACTTCGGAAGCCAAAGAAGAGGAAACCAGTCCCGTACTCAACTTCATTTCGTTGCTGCCGAGAATCATCTTGTACTGCTCACCAAATTCGGATGAACCAAGAATAAGCTTGTTGAAAGATGCACGAGTCATAACCATCTTGGCATAAACGCCATAGTCCGGTGCCAAGGAATGAAGTTTCTCTCTCAAATAAGAGATGAACATATTCTTTCCGTCCACAACCACATCTCCACTTTTCGGCTTGATAAAATTGAACGGAAGGGTAATCTCCAGCAGTTTATTATTGGTCTGACCGGAAGTGATTGCAGCGTCTTTGTTGTAAACGGTGGCTTCACCAAGCATCAACAGCGCACCGACAATAATATCCATACGCTTGTGGGCAGCAAGGGTAATCTGACGGTAGTCGTCTGCCAGGAAGTTTACAATCTCTTCCATTGCAGCCTTTTGGTCGGCTGGCTTAGCTGCATTGAACTTGTCAATCAAATCCTGCAATTCGGAAAGACGGTCAATAGACATCTGATAAGCATCACCCAAATAGGCAATCTCACCATATCCGGAACCGATGTTCCGACGTTCACGGATGGGTTTCTCTCCAAAACGTGAATTGATGGAGCCGGCCATAACTCCGGTTACAGAACCGATATAATCCTTGAACACACGAGTAGTTACTCTGCGGAAAGTAAGATACTGCTGCCAATAGATTGTGTCCTTGCGTGTCTGGTTCACACGTCTGATGATAGCGGAAACAATGTTCGCATCATCGAATAATGTTTGAATCGTTAAAAACATATCCTACCTCCTTACTCGTTAAATTCAAACCATCCCTTCATGTTGGCTTTATCGTTCTCAGAGAACGGCATAACCAATTTTGAGGGTTCAATTTCTGCGGCTGTACGAAGCAATGAAACCAATGTGATTCCGTCCTCAACCTTTGTACGGTTAAACAGAGCCGAATTAGCCACATGCTTTTGCTTTAAACCATCAACTGCAACCGCATTGAATAATACGGCATCTTTGGCGATATTCTCACCAAAAGCAGCCTTGATTGTCAAGACATCATAATTTGCATTTGTCTTGTCGATAGCCGAAACTTCCGCGCCTTTCGTACCGCTTCCGAGAAACATGCCAACGTATGCAAGGGAGTTCTTTTCTACCTTGATAGATAACGCCGTGTCACCGGTTGCGTATGCTTCTACTACTCTCACATTGATTACCGTGTATGCGAACTTATTTTTCAAGTCCGCACAAATCGGTGTAAATCCGGGAAGAAAACTTCCCACTACCAGGTTCTGCGTGTCGAGTTTGAACGGGCCACGTCTACGAATACCGGTCTGGACATCGTAGCGTTCCTCTTGCTCAACGGGCGGAACTAAGTCATACTTAAATCCTGCTGACATAATTAATTCTTGTTTTGTTCAACAATAGTTTTCGTTCCCTCGTCAATCATCTTAGCGATAGATTCAGATTCTTTCTCAATCTTCTCTTCTGCCGTTTCGGGAGGGGTTACGCCCTTGAAGCCGTCATTTGCGAACTCCTGCTTCAAGTCCTTGAAATATGCGTCCAAGTCCTCATCGTCCTTGATGGCGCATCGTTTGGCGTAGTTTTCGGGAATACCATACTCCTTTGCCTTTGCCATAATCTGCTCCTGCCGGGTAGCTTGTAACTTCTCTGTCTCGAATTGAGCGAGCTTATCAGAAAGAGGTTTAACGGCTGCACTCACTGCGTTAGCAATAATAGCCGCCATGTCGTCCGTCTTATCTTCCAGCTTCGGATTAGGGTTAGGATTGGGATTAGGATTCTCAATTGACTTACCGTCTTTAAGGTTATGTTTCTTCTCGTAGTTGGAAACTGCGGTCTTGGAAGCATCCCCGGCACGGAAATCACCATAGGAATTTAGCACGTCCGAGAAGCTGATACCCTCAACAATGGAGTTTACCTTTGTCTCGTCCGTTACACCCTCTGCCTTCTTAGTGGCAATTCGGGTTAAGATAGCAGTGTCCACCCCAGTAAACTTCTGTTGCAGCCCTGCCAAGATTTGTTCTAAGATTGTCATACCGTATGAATTTGATTTATAAATTTCTACGGTAAATTTCGTTATTTATAAAGAAGGTGAGAAATAATCAGATAGGTGATACACGACAATGAAACGATTGTCGTAAAATGGTATAAAAAAGGCGTGAAACCGAATGGAATCACGCCTAAATAAAGTATTGTAACTTATGCCGGTACAGCCATTAATTCACGCCCTACTGAACGTATTGTTTCTATAATATCTTCAAAACGTTTCTTAGACGGCTTCTTTGTTCCGCTTACATATTGAGCAAACAAACTCTGAGAAATACCTAAACGTCGTGCTATGGCAGCAGCATTCAATTCAGGATGAGCTATAAATAAATCATAAAGAGGATTAGATTTCCTTTCCCGAAAGAATCCCTCAAAACTCAAATCTTCATCAAGCTCTCTCCAATGTATTCCGTCATGGCTCGTTGTGAAATTTGCGCGCTGCGCAGGAGTAGCCCATTTCAGCCTTTGGAAATCTGAAAACTTCTCACATGCCTCCTTCCCGTCAGTGGTACGTATCCATACCTCCGTATCAGTCAACCATACCTTTTCAACTATGATATTTTCCATAACCACTTATTTTGATTTATTAAAAAATTTATTCCAATGCTCTGCTATTACTTCTTGATTTTCTTCTATAACTGATTCTACAAGTTTCAGTTCAGATGACTTCAAGCCATTATTTTTGATTAATGTAACTGGAAATAAAGTGAATTTAGCACTTACATCCCCTTTGATTACATGAACATGTATAGGCTCATGGTCATTAGCGTAAAACATAAAACGAAAACCAAATAAAATAAATATCGTTGGCATACCTTTCTCTATTGATTACCCTACAAATATAGGTAATTATTTAATTACCTACAACTATTCAAGCAAAAAATTAGCGGCAATTCTTTGATGTTGCCGCAAAATATTCTATTTTTCTTGTACTAAAATTATAATCCCTATAATTTTTCTGACTAAGAGGCATTTTTCTGTCCCTTATTTCCGATTTGCTCATTCTTTGCCGCTTGCTCCTCCTTGATTTCTGCAAGCTCCTCTTCTACCCTATCAGCATTCCCGGCAAACATGATACCTTCACGGGTTGACCATACACCACCTGACACAGCCTTTACAGCTACATTGACTTTATCTTCTAAATTATCAAGGCGATACGGAACAACCTCTGTACTAATATCTATCGTTTCAGATGCTTTGTTAAATTCAGATGGATTGATAGAGCCTAAAGCAGAAACAAGGAAATTGACTCTTCGTTGTAAAAATTCACCTATCACCTCGGCATGATTTTGAACTTGCAAATGTGTTGAAAGAAACACGTAATCGAAAGCCACTCCCGACAAGGCATTTCCAGCGCCGCTCAACTTTTCAAAACTGATTTGCGGTGTATTTGTCATAGAATATGCTTTCTCAAAGAGGGTTTCTACCTCAAATTTTACGGTATCATTTGCTTGGTTCCACGTCAGATACTGGGCATCCGCACCTTCACCTGTAAGTTTGACCATTCTGTCCTTAACCTTACCCATGAAACCCTCCACGTCACCGATAAGTTTCAATAAAGGGAAGAAATGATAATCGATGCAATCTGCATAATTGGATAATAATTTCTCCAACCGAACCCGAAAAGTCTTTATCTTTTTGCAATAAGGTTCAGGACGGTAGGCATAGAGAACCGGTAATTTGGGGAATCCATGAGTAAAAGGCGTTCTTTCTTCATACCCTTTAGATAAATCCCACTGATAGACCATCTTATCAGTGATAGTCATAAAGCAAGTTATCTCCGAATCATCCATGAGCTTCTTCTTGTACTCACGTGAGAAAGCAATCATCTTACCTTCATCATTGAAGAACGGATAAAGCTTATCCCCACGGAACGGAGACCATAATACGCTTTTCAGCTTCTTGGTAGGTTTTACCTTGCCTCCGAAGGAAGTCTTTACTTTCTTCCAGAACTTCGCCCAGAACGAATCATCATCAGTGACATACCAATACTCGGCAACTTCCTGTTCGGATAACCAGGCACGGACAATCTTCTTGTTTTGATATTTGATTTTATTGGACTTGAATACAGCCTTTACCGCATCCAGCAGCTTCTTTTCATCATCATCAGTCGGCGTGCAATCCATAGACGGTTCTGTGCCGACCGTGAAAGCAGTCTGAATGTTCACTATATCTTGTTCCAATGGAATGGAGATACGGTTCACTGGTTCTGTTTTATACTTTGCTTCGATTTCATAAATCTTACCAGTTTTTTCATCGAAGTGCTTCTCTGCTTCCTTTTCAAGAACCTGTCTATCCGGATACTTCTTTTTATCAACCATGATTTCATGGCGTTCCGGATTCCAATCATCCCAAAGTTTACAACAGTCGGGAAGTTCAGTTTTTCTACCTTTCTTCAGGTAGTTTATCTTCTGCCCGATGTCAGGCAATGCTAATATTTCTTCTAAATTCAATGGCATAGTTTATATTTTTAATGCGTGAATATTCCTGTTAAATCTTTCGGCTTCTGAATCTTACCAAGAAGCTCACCAAGCACATAGTAACGAGCAGCATCTATTCCGTGATTGTCATGGTCTTCCGGTTCGTTGATATAGTTCCCGTCCTTATCCTTTGCCCAAACATACTTTCTGAACTCGCTTTGCAAGTTGTACGAGCGTTTGGTTATATAAATCTCCATATCTTTCATTTTGTCAATTCCGGCATTGATAGAGCCTGTACCTTTCTCTACGGCATATATCTTGATTCCTCCGTTGTGTATCTCTTGAATCAAACGTGGGTCTGCGCTGTCAGCAATGACTTTCAATCCCCACGGTCGAAGCATTTTGATAATGTCAGAAGAAAGCAATCCAGTACGGTAATCCACTTCATCCAGATATAGAGCATTATCCACAATTCCACAACGAATGGAAGCAGACGGGTCATGCGTATAACCGAAGTCTTGCCCGAAAGCAACTTTCTTTGCCCAAGCCGGGAACTCGTCAACAATTCCCCATTTCTTGAACACCGCACCTTCCGCAACGTCAGCCCATCGACCGATAACCACATGAGCATACTTCTCCGGATTGTTCACCTTCATATCCTCGACCTCTTTCAAGAACTCCGGAGAAAGATTTTCCAAATTATCAAAGTAGGTGGTGTGGATGTGGAGTACGTTCGGATGAGTGGAAATCTGAACTTGTACACCGTCAATCTCTACCAGCTTGTGAGTTTTCTCAATGTATTTCTTGTAGATGAAGTGATTGGAATCGCAAGGATTCATAATGATGATAATCCGGTTCTGAATCCCTTTCTTACGGATGGAGAGCATTATCTTGTCGAACTCATCTTCGCTTGTCCACTCTTCCGCTTCATCGCAGACGAAAGTCGTAATGCCTTGAATGGATTTCAGTTTTGCAGTCTGGTTCCCGGAAGAAGTCTTGATACCCCGGAACATGATACGGCTCTTAGTCATCTTATTGACTATATCCGTCTTTGTGGTCTTGAAATATTTCGTGGTACTGTCCAAATCTATCTTCTCCATCATTTCGGGGATGATAGACATACCGGCAGAAACCATTGTGTAACGGGTGTAAAGAATCTGATGAACAATCTTCTCTACGGGAGTCATTTCAAAAGTCAACCGCTCAATAAAGGTAGAAGCATTGAAAGACTTTCCGCTACCACGCCCACCGGTGATAAGAATTATAAATTTTTCCTTATCCTCATATAATGGATGGTAAATTTCTTGAGGTACTATCATTTCAGCTTGTCTTTAATCCAAGAATCAATGTTGATGCCGTGCTCTATGTCTGTTGGAATATCAGCATCTTCATCCTGCTTGCGTTCAACCTTTCTCCAATCCTCATCGTGGTGATACAGCCAAACGGACATTGCTTGCAAGTTTGGAGCCAACTCGCTTTCGCTGACTTGTAATTCATCCTCACCTGTCAAATTTCCCTCTGAATCACGGAGCTTTCTTACCACGGTGCTTTTGGTTTTTATGCCACCGAGAGCCATTGCAAGGAATTTAGCCCTTACAGTGGCATTGATTGTCGCGCGCCCACGCGCTAAGACTTCGGATATTTCGGTGTACTCACTTTTCTTTTCGCAGAAAGTTTGTGGTAAAATCCCTATGGCATAAGCAATTTCCTTGTCAGTGAACCCCTTTTTGGCATACGACTCTACGAGAGAAAGAAAGTCCTCGCTTGTGTAGTCAAACTTGGGCTTTCTTCCTCCTTTGCCTTTTCTGTTTTGAGATTCACTATTGCTCATATTACTTATTCACTCCAAGGATTTTCGTCTTCTTCCTCAACGTAAATCCGTTTTAGTCTATCAGATATTTCTTTCAATTCATGTTTCATCTGCTTTACATGAAATTCGGCAAGCATGGGAATTTCCATTGCACCTAATAGGTTATCTATCGTGTCGATAACTTCCGCAAATTCATCTGGTGCAATCATATATCAATCTATTCTTTCTACTTGTTCATCAAATACCTCTCCCTTTATAAACTTCATATCTGGTTCATACCCGAACCTTTCGCAGAAAGCGGCTTTAGCTTCATAGGTATCGAAGGATAACATCACATAGGCATCCATGTTCTCAGCTTGCTTCTGTGCGTTTTCTTTCACCTGCAGCTTGACCTCTTTCATGTGGGCAACCTTTTCGGCACGTTCCAACTGTTTGGCGGCCTTATCGGCTTCTTTCTGTTCGGAAACTGGGGTCATCATATCAGACAAAGCATCCGCAATAGCGTTTTCCTCTTCGGTCTGCAAAAGATAGTCGACACCAATCATGTTTAGGTCAGCATCAGTCAGACCAGCGTCTTTCCAGTCAATATTAGGAACAATACGGGCAAGAGCGTCAAAATCCCATGTCCCTTGTGCATTAGGGTTGTTCATTAGAATGTTTAACTCCTTTTCCTGCTGCTCGTCCACGTCTATGACATCGACACGAATGCGGTAGTCGTTATCGGGAAACTTTTGCAATTCGTCCATGACAGACAAACGCTGGTGCCCGCTGACTACGGTAAGACCTGTACGCTTGTTCACGACAATTCCACCGACTAAACCAAACTTCTTGATGCCACGTTTCAGTGTCTTACGTGATTCATCGGAAAGTTTCCGGGGGTTATAATCAGCAAAGTGAATGGCAGAGCGGTTAAGTTCCACCGATTCACTCTTGATATATTTACTTAGTTCCATACCTATTGCTTTTGTTTATGTTTCCAAAGCACTCTTTCAGCCATCGGAAAAACTTTGTAAATTCTCTGTAAGTCCTGCGGGTAATTCTTCTCCATCCAAAGCATACAATCAAGATTGAAACCTACTCCCGAACTGGCTTTCAATGAATACCGAACTGGTTCGGGTAAATTATGCTGCCTCATATAAGCAAGAATATCCTTTTGTGTCCAATCAGCTAAAGGATAAACCATACCGTTATTCTCGTAACCGTTTACCTCATACCCTTTCAGCATAAGCCTACGATTCATGCCATCAGCTTTCTTCATACCCAAGAATGTGTAATAAACTCCGTGAGTAAGCTGCATAGCCTTTACCACATCAGCCAGCTTCAACAGTTTCACTCTCGGATTTGGCACGCAATACATACCACCACGGAGAATGTAAGTGAGGTTCCAGTGTGGTACTTGAACAAACTCTATCTTCGGGTATCTGGCTTTAGTCCAGTTTATCCAACGGTTGATGTGCTCTAAGTCCTTGACGAAATACATGAACACACAGACTATTCTCTCAAACTTCGGATAGATTAAATCAAGCAGAACAAGCGAATCTTTACCAAGTGATAAAAACAGTAAAGCCTCATTCGATTTTACCCGAATGAGGTCTATATACCGGTTCGCTTGCTCTACTTTGTTCATGGTTAGCCACCGTTTAATCCCATTGAAACACGTAAATCAGCGTAACGCTGTCTTCGTGAACCCAACTGTGACTGCCCAGCTTGACCGCCACGCCTTGCTACTAATCTACCGCCTGCACCTGCACCGTTCATATTTCTGCGAGGCCCGGCTACTCTGTTAATTCTTCTTGCGACTCAGCTTTCTAATTTTAAAAGTTAAACAAATCAATCTATATGTTTCTCTAATATCTTACCCAAGGTATAATCCATTTGGGCTGCGAGATATTCTTCACCTTGATACTCGTAAACAATATCATTGCCGTTTTCATCTGTGAGAATGACTGCCTCTGCTGCTTTCACTTCAACGATAATATATGGACGTTTACCCGTATATGCACCTGTCAGGAGCTTGATTGCATCGTACTTGATAGGTTTCAATTCTACTTCACCTTCTTCGGGCAGTTCTGCATCAGTCGGATATTCTTTGCCGCCACATAGGTAAGTAATATATTTCTTAGCGTTAGTTGGTCTGATTTCACGATATTCGTGGGTTTTCTTGCCTGCCAAGATTTCATCGAAATACTTCTGTTTGATGCTTAATGTAAGAATGTTCATAATCGTGTCAAATTTAAATTAATACTCAATAGTTGCGGGGGGCTGAATCGAACAACCGACCTTCACCAAGTCAAAGTGAAAAGCTACCACTGCTACACCCCGCGATAGTACCCCAAAGGTACTACCACAACCAAAGATAACGAAATATCTTCAATCGTTATACACGACAATCGGCTTATTGTCGTGAACTAAGCCATTTATCCCGTCTTTCTCTACACGCCTCTAAGGTAGGCGCACAACAAGCAAAGAGTTCACCACTTTCAGTACGGTAGTCATATTGGTACATTCTTACTCTCTTACCTTTCAATTTGGTGTTGTAGGTGTGTAATTTTCTTTACCGGGTTGACATACGCTGCAACCGTTTACATTTATTGAGTTCATAATTCAAGTAATTGTTTCGTTTTATCCACGTCTACAAAACTCGTCCACCCTGCTTTATGCAGTTTTATAGCTGCCTCTCTGATTGTGATTTTGCCACTCTTGACACTTTCTTTCAAAGATTCTAATACATTCTTCATTCTTAATTCATTTTTACGTTCAATCTTTCTTCACTCGTATAAGCCACTACAAGCCCTGTTTCATCATGCTGTATGGTGATGTACTTTTCACCCCTTTCTATGGTGGTAAAATCGCACATACTACATAGCTTACCTAACACTTTGCCCAGTTGCTTCATTAGTGGGGCTTCAGGACTGATAACTAAAACTAAATCTGCTTTCATAATCGTGTATATTGTGGTAGCCCGAAAGCTACCGGATTAAACTTCAGTCAATCTGCCATACGTTTCTTTGCCGCGTTATTTTGACACCTTGCAAACTCTTTGGCTAATTCGTAATCTGCGAAATAATTGATACGATTACCTGTTTCAGTGTTTACTACCTCATAAACCTTGCAACCATACTCAATTGATTCGCGAACTACATATTTACTCTGCTGGTTCATATTCTTATAGGTTATGCAGGGCTTCCGCCCTGCTGATTAAACTTATAATATTGTAATCTCTTTGTTGCCTATCTCTGTATCTACATTCAGAACCTCGTACTTTTGAGCCTTGTAGTTATAAACAACCTCACATGTATTAAAACCTCTGCCATCTTCTCTTTGGTCATAAACAGTGTTTATATGCTGATACATCTTATTACCTAACATGAAGTTTACCTTACCTGTTGTACAGAAGTAGAATGCTACCGCATACTTCAATGTTTTCTTCTCATCAATTTTCTTTGTTGCCATAATCATATATTTAAGCGTTAATACCAATTGCGTTTCTCATAAAGTCGCTTGCTTGTTCTACTGATATATTTAGTTTCTTTTGGATCAAAATGAGCATACAGCTTACTTGTTCTTTTGTGTTCAAATTGCCTTGTACAAACTCTGACATGATGAACTTCTCTATTGTTCTTTGTTTAATTACTGATGCTGCCATAATCGTATATCTTTTAATTGTTATTACTTCGTTTCTGATGATGCAAAGATAGTATCATTTATAATACAAAATACTATTTATACGTTAACAAATTATAAAACACAGTATTATTTATAATACATACTAATAAATAAGTATTTTTGCATTATGGAAGCAAAAGGAGTAATACATTTGGAAATTAAGGCGACCGGGCTACATAGATACTTCGGTTCGCCATCGGCTATGTATGATAATTATACAAGCCAAGAACTCGGAATAGCCCGACAGTCACTTCTTAACTACTGGCAAAAGACGGAAGAACCTTATGAGAATGCTATTTGCGTAATCAGAAAAGGAGAGTTAGAGAGAAAACGAAAAAAACTTTCAGTATGAGAAATATAGCCATATCTACAGTAATTTTATTACTTATATTTATCTCGTATCTCATCTGTATTTTCTATGCCAAAGATATTGCTACTTTAGTATATGGAGATCTTGACAAGGTAAGTAATATAGACAAAATAGGTCAATTCGGAGATAGTGCGGGAGCTGTAAACGCACTATTCTCGGGATTAGCATTCGCAGGAGTTATAATAACATTGATTATACAAAACTTTAATTCAAAAAAAGAAACTGAAGCATCCAATAGAATTAGATTTGAAAATATATTCTTTCAAATGCTTAGCTTGCACCAAGAAATAGTAAATGAGTTATCATTTACAGAAGATGTTGATGAAAATATTAAGGATGATAAAGGAAAATTATTTATGTACAGAAAAGTAAAAGAGCATATTTCAGGAAGAGAATTATTTACATATTTTTACGAAAGCAAGGGATTTATTACGGAAGATGAGAATGGAAGAAAAATTGAAGTACATGGATTGAAAGAATTATTTCAAACAGAAAAAGATAATTCAATATACGAAGATCTTGTTATTCCAACATATTTCGATCATTACTTTAGGCATCTTTATAGAATTGTAAAATTCGTAGATACTACTCCTTTTTTACCCAAAAACGATTTTGAAACACGATATAATTACATTGGTATATTAAGAGCACAACTTTCAAGAAATGAATTAATTTTTCTTTTCTATAACGGATTATCTTGTTATGGCAATGAAAAATTCAAGGAACTAATTGAAAAGTATTCTATATTGAAAAATATTAGATTAGAATTACTCGCCAATGAAAAAGATATAGATCTATACGAATCAAAATGTACAGATGATTACATTGAAAACAAGAGTAATTCACCCACCGAATATAAAAGATCGGCATTTATAAAAACAAAGCCAATTAAAAGAATTATAAAAATAACAGTTCCTAAGGTTTTAGATATTAACATCAATATTAGATATGCAGACACAAGAAAGCCGGAGCACTAAACTCCGGCTCATTAATTGATTAGCCCTTTGAATTTTAACCGATTTACGATTTCGGTGTAAAGATACTCTATATCCCCGCTGAAATCCCCATAATTCTGATAGAGAAAAACGACATCTGCGCAGTTGTCGGAAATTGTACTCTTGGACTGAATCCCCAATACTCTTGACATCTCCTCACGTAACCCTGCAGTCATTTTCCCACCGGCAAGCGAGCTTGGAGAAAACAGATACAGGATAATGAAAATGAACTTCTTCCGCTGGGTTACACTGTCAATATTCGGCGGACATCCCCTCTTATTCAACAACTCAACAAATATTTTATAGATTTCATGGATAAGGCTCTTATCTTTCAGAACCGGGGAAGTTAAGATATTTTCTTCCTCTGAAAGTTCTGATTTTTCGATACGAATCTTTTTAAGACGAATTATTTTGTTAAAATCCAACTCCATAACACGATTATTTTAAAAGTAAATAGTATATTTGCATCATAATCGTGTGAGGAGCTGATTCATGGTCGTGCGTGGGTTGGCTCTTTCTTTTATTTAACAGACTTATCCTTTTCCTGAATAACCCGATTTTTCTCGTTCACCTCCCTACCCCACATCATAGCGGAATAGATGGCTTTTGCATACAAAAAGAGTTCCTCACAACTGGTAAGGAACTCAACTCGAAGGGCTGCACATTTCGCATCAGTCCAGACATTTTCATTTCTATTCATTGGCTATTTGTTAATTTTATGAATCTATTACGTTAATGGTTAACATACATATCCGCTTGCTAAACCATGTTATAAGATAGCAGCACAAAGGCTCATAATTTGCACAACTCCCACAAATCCGTACCTTTGCAATGTGTTTTTCATAGTATTAGATTAAGGTTAATAAAAAAGATTGGCTGTCTGGGATAGATAGCCTTTTTTGTATCTATCAGTCACCTTTGTTCTCGTCCCTATACTTATGCTTCCAATAGCTATTTAAACAATTATATACAGTAACGCAAATTATCAAAACTGTTACAACAAACCCTCCCCAATCAAATTCCATATCCTACCTTATTACATTCCACTCACTTTCCATAATCACATGTTCACACTTATTACACCTATGCAGGTAAGTCGGAAACGGAGCTGTCGTATAATCTTCGACAGCAATTTCTATACTGCCACATTCCGGACACTCAATTTTTACCTCTTTAATACCGGAATAGTCCCAGAAAGACGGTTTCCCTTTCACGTTCTCGATAGGTTTGGAGTAAAGGATAGGATTAGCCAGTACCCAGTTATAACCCCCTTTCTCTGCCCAGATGGAAGAGTGATTCACAACACAATCCACAATTTCGACACTTCCAATGATGGCAGAATTTACATATCCATTGCCGCAAATAATCTCCCTCTGGAATCCAAGTGAAAAGCTATCCCATTGCCTTTTCGTAAATACACTATTAGGATTAATCATTTCCACGGGGACTGCGCTTGAATGAATCAGCACCCTTTGCCCTAAGTATTTCTTAGGACACGGCCAAGTGCGATTCTCGATGTCTTTGATGCCGTGGACTATCAGACTGGCCCATGGCTGTTTGATGGTTATTGCTTTCATCCTTCGCCTCCTTTCGGTAGTGCTGGTATCGGCCTCCAATGTGTGACATATCCAGTTTTGATGTATGGATAAATATTATACATCACTCTACGAGCCGCCATTTCACCTTCTTTTCCGTCTACTGTTATGACTTGCACTACTCCGGGAGAATCATCTTTCGGAATAGCCATTTCTACGCTTATCCACGGGGATTGCTTTGCCTGCCATTCGGCACCAGCTTTGAAAGCATCATATACATCTACTCCATCCCATTCTGGAAATTCTATACTTGGATTTGAATTGGGATGATTTGCTACATATTGTTTAGCTGTTTCTTCTACTGTCTGTCTCATAACTATTTAGAATATTGTTGTCTCTTTGTACAAGTACCAGTACCAAATGTACCAATCGGGCAATCATCACAATAAAAAGTTACGCTTCTATAATCTGCATCACTTCCACATGGATGTTCACTAAGCTCCATAACTTTATCATTCAGAAGCTGTACATCTTCTTTGAGCTTATTTACTTCAGCAATAGGGGCTAAAGCTCTATATTCTTGTTCTGTTAATATGTATTGCATAATTTATTCCTTTCTAAATTGTTATGCTCCAATTATCTCATCATTGATACGAAATATGCTATCGCTCACAAAATCGTATATCTTATACATAAGTTCCGGTTCCTGTTCCTTTGGGGAATAGACCATTACTCTTTTGCCTGCACCTTTCATCCATCCTGCTTCTGTGTTAGCAGACCGACCACAAGGAAGAACCATAACACAGACATCCGCCCACTTCATACCGTTAAAATCTGAATCAAATCCTTTTTGTGCAATCGGGTGATTAAGAGCTTCACGATATTGCTCTGTTGTCCAGTTTTGCCAGTTAGGGTCTATATCAGACCATTGGAAGCCACCATTACCATGAGGAGGATTCTTAAAATCGTAAACATCATGTCCTAAATCACGGAGAATACCTACAACGTCCTGTTGAAATACATTTCTCCAACTACTTGCTACATAAATTTTTGCCATATACTATAATTTTGATTTTTTAAATTATTATTTTTGTATCGTTATTGTACTTGTGGCCGAATGGATAAGCTCCATCCGACAAATGGATATGTAGGTTCGAATCCTACCGGGTATATACTGTTACTAAAAATAAACAATCATTTTATGAAAGAATTCCTGCTATCAATTATAGCTGGGATGTTATCAAACAAAATATCAGATTGTATCAGAAATTGTCAGAACCCCATCCCAGTAACAGCGAAAACAACAACTTACTCCTACTTAAATCTTGGTTTTTACAAGCGTTTAAGGATAAGTGAAAAGGGTTGAGAGTAGACAGGGAGACGGATTTGCACCCCGTCTCCTTTTTATTTCTTTCTTATCTTGTTATACGTTAATAGACATTCTTTTAATATGCGCAAAACAATCATCCATAGCCTTGTCAAAAACTTCTTGACTTATGATATTTTTCTCAATTCGTTCCACGTATTCACCTGCGTAAGATGCAAGTTGGATGCTTGAATCACTATTACTTACATCTTCTCTGTTGTCAAAATATACATGGATGCAATCATATACTACTTCATCACCAATTTCATCAGTATTTACCCTAGCTATCGATGTGATTTTTTCGTAAGAAGTATGCGCCATGTGAATACACTTTCCAACGAGATATTGATATTTTGCCTTTTTTTTATCGGCTTCCTGTTTCTTTAGCTTCTGTATTTCAGCTTCTAATTTCTGTATTCTATTCATTTTTTATTTGTTTTACTCTAAACTTCAATTTCAAACTGCTCACTTTTAGCCGATGGCATTCGTTCAAGTAAAGATGATCCAACTGATACATAATACCCGTTTTCATTCTTGAGCGGAAGCCAAGCGCAATAAATTCCAGTCTTTTCATCCATAACAGGAATGCCAAACTTAGAAAGCGGTTCGCCATCAATACCTCTAAATTTTTTACGCCACTTGTCAATAAACTCTTTAGCATCCTTTTTGCGTTTATTCGGTTTCCAAAGAGGATTATCCTTGTACTCATTATTAGGAGAGAGTTTTTCTGGAACAAACGATTTCTCATTGAAGCCTATCAAATTGTAGCTCCACTCTGCAGTTATTCCAAACACCCAGCCATAACCGATAGCATCAGGTCTTGTACCGCAGTATTCTTGTACCATATCCTTTGCTTCTTCCTGTTCACGTAGAAGCTGCTCATTCATTTGTTTCAGTAGTTTCTCAAGCTCTGAACCTTGTTTTGCTATTATCTTCATTTTTGTATTGTTATTAGTTAATCCATTTCTGTTATTATACATCCAAACAACGCTCCTAAGTATTTCATGCCAAGATCGGAAACATAGTATGTGATTTGTTTCTCAATTTCAAATTCTCTTTTTGTAGCATATCCAAAAGACACAAGTTCTTCCCAATCATTATCAGGCTTAGAAACTATGTATCTGTTTCGATAAGAACAATATCTGTTCTTTTTCATATTTTCGTAACCAAGCCCAATAGCATGTTTCATCTTTTCTATTTGCCCAAATGACAATTTTATATCATTCATAGTTATTCCTCCTTTTTAATCTCTAATGAGCAAAAACCACCGGTTTCCGCTCGTATTAATACTTCATGTGCAGAAATGGCTTCTTTTTGCACATGTTAATCTCAATTCATTTTCCTCTTTCTATTCCGCTCGCTCTGTACCTCTGCCATACACATCTTGCACCATGACGCTTTCAGATGGTATTCCTTACCGTTACGACGGGCTGTCCTATCGAAAAACCGAGATAACGGAAGTGCTCTTCCACAACGGGTGCACAGTTTACGCTCCACCCCGTCAACGACCACCCGGTTACGGGGTTTCCTCCTCACGATTTCACATGGCCCGCATTCGGACGCGCCGTACCTCCTGCAATATGCAAGGGAATGCTTGCCGCACTTGGCGAAGGAGGTGCAATCCGAGCGGGGGATTGTCTGGTGAACGTTCATACTATTTGCCTTTTTCTATAGATTCTATTGCTTGGAATATCTCATACATTACTTGTGGAACAATCGCATTGCCATATGCCTTTATCGATTCCTGCCGCCACTTTGAAAAGGCAATACCGTCCAATCTGGTGGAAATCCCATCATCTCGGCTACAAACAGGGGATTGAGTTGGGAAGTTTTTCCACCGTTCTGCGAATGATGCTCTCCTAACATTACCGGGAGGTTGCACAGAGCATCCGTCCTCATTTTCCCGTTTTTCCTTTTCAATGCTTGTGGGGAAACGGAGGGTTGATAATCCCTCGCTGCTGGAGTAGGCAACATTCCGTTTATTGCCATTGCTGTCAAAGCTGTGCCCATTTGGCTGTTCGGATTGTACTTCTTCGTATATTTGTCCGCTTCCCTGGCATTGGGAGTCGGAAGCAGCCGAACCATTCTCGCAAGTCCTACGCTTCCGTTCTGTCCATTCTGATTGATTTTCCTCGGAGTACCGTTTCTGGTCGTAACAAATTGGTCGTTCTTTCCAATTATCGCTCCGGTTGTTGCATCGCTCGCCATCGGTGTCGGGAGCAGTCCTACCGGATAGAATGTTGTTTTCCCATTCTCGTTGCATACCTTCAGACCCTGCGTCTGCACGGTGGGCAATAAAGAAGACGCGGTCTCTTCTGTGCGGCGCTCCGACGGCACAAGCCGGAATAACAACCGGTTGGACGGAATATCCTTCACGTTCAAGGTCGTTACACACTGTTTCGACGACATATTCCTGCCGATGCAATGTTCTTTTTCTGTTATCTTCTCCGAATAGAGTTTCTTCGCTTCCCAACGGAGTTTCACTGCCTGGCTGTACCATCGTGAGGATTCCAGCAACGTTTTCACCAACAACCCAATCGGGCTGTATCTCCCGTATCGCTCGTAGCATTTCCGGCCAGAGATAGCGGTCATCTTCCGCTCCCTTTCGCTGTCCGGCACAAGAGAAGGGCTGGCAGGGAAAACCTCCGGTGAGGACATTGATTTTTCCTCTCCATTCTCTGAAATCTGTTTTCGTGATGTCTTCATAACTTTTGCTGTTTGGAAACCAATAATCAAGTATCTTTCTCCCGAACGGGTTTATCTCGCAATGGAACACGTTTTTCCAGCCCATCATTTCAGCAGCTATTTCTGGACCACCAATGCCGCTGAACAGAGAGCCATGTGTTAGTTTACTATTCATCCTTCCGCTTCTTGTCGTTCATACTTCTGTTCCTGCTCTCCTTGGCAAGTTCGTCAATCATGCGCTGGTACTTCCTTGCCACCAACGGGCAGCGCAGGCGCAGTGCGTTGTCACACTGCCACTCCAATAATTCGATTTCCTTTTCAAGTTCCATGTCCATAAAATCATCTTTTCTTGAATTTGTCACATATCCTGCCGTATCTGCCGCATGCGCACACTCTATGGTTTTTAATTTTACAAAAACATGAGTTCCCTATAAAGTCAGAAGCGTATCTGCAATTCATACATTTAACATACATAGGAATAGCCTGAATCTTCTTAGCCATATTATTTTCGTAAACTTTCCCCTTTGAACTTAACCCGTGTAGTAATCGCAACTAACCTATCCATTGTACGCTCCCCGTACTTTTGGGAGATTTCATCAAGCGACAAGTTAGTTGTCAGCATAAGTAGTTTCCCTCGTTTCTCCGCTTCATCGACTATTTCGCAGAAGGCAAGCCTTTTTTCGCCGAATTTCACGCTCATATTTTCCGTACCGACGTCATCTATGTAGATGATATGTTTTGCCTTCACAGCGTCTATATCGGCATTCATTTGTTGCGCATCGTAGCAGGAAACTATCTTGTGGCAATAATGATTGAGAAGCAAGGGGATGATTTTCCAGCAGATAAGCGACTTTCCACGCCCGCAATTCCCGTGACAGAGAAGCCCACGACCGTTATTTCCCGAAAGCCACGCTGCTATTTCCTCGTATTCCGGTAACCATTCAGCATTTCCCGTGAAATAGTTCAGTCCTCTCCAAAGGACACTCTTTGCATCAGGTATAGCTATGTTTACAAGATTGGGCAAGGGATTAAACCCCATTTCCCTAAAACTATCAATTGTTTTTCTGAAGTCTATTTGTTCCATCTTTCCTCCCATTTCTTTTCCTGCGGTGAATCGTATTTGTCAGGAGAGTTATTATTAAGAATCACCCCAACGTCAGTAGTTGACTTGGCAGGCATTCTCTCCTTGTTTGCCCAAGTAGTTAACCTTCTGGACAACTCCCATGTTTTTTCAAGTTCAAAGCGCATCTTCGTGCACGATTTATTCATTTCAGACCAATAGTCGAAGAAAGCTCGTATCATGTCTTTCGGGTATTTACCCACATAGGGAATTAAAGACTGATAGAAAGAATCTTTCCGGAAGAGAGTAGCGGCTTTAGCCGCGTCTTTCTTTGCTACTCCGTTAGGAGTAGTTTCTTTTATATTCTTTTCTTTCTTATTATTTGGGTTAGAGGTGGGTTGTCCTTTTTGGAAGTGGGTTATTTGCTGGGTTACAAGGTGGGTTATAAATTCTTGTAAATCTCCGTCTATCAATTTATTAAGTGGGTTACAAGGTGGGGTGTTAGGTGGGTTTCCTATGGCTTCACCGTTGTATTTTTCAAAATTGACAAGAGTAATCACATTAACCCCTTGACTGTTATCAGTAGTAATCATTTTCTCTCTTTTTAGTTTTCCAAGAAAGGATTTAACCCATTGGTCTGACCTTCTCCATTTTTTAGCGAGAAATCTATTGGATGCAGGATATTGCCCTCTTTCCCATGTTACCTCGTAACACCCGATGCGCGACGTAGTCGGTGATGCCTCAAATCGTGCTGACTGTATCAAGTCAATCCACGCTTCGCACTCACTAAATGCCCGGGCGGCCTGCCATATCTTGTTATCGAAGAATGTGCGGGATAGTTTGATGAATCCTTTATCCATGGTTTCAGAATCTCACGTTAGTTAATTGTCTTCCATTGGAGAACACAGCCCACTTGCCGTTACCACTATCAAATAACCGTAAATCAGAAACTTCCCCAAAACGTTTGATATTACCGCATAAATCCACAATCCAGCCACATTCTTTAGATGGATGCGGACGGATGGCACGACCGACTATCTGATACCACATGGCAAGTGACATTGTAGGACGTGCCATAACGACCGTATCAAGTTCCGGATAGTCAAAGCCAGTCGTAAGTACACCCACATTAGCTACTACCGGGATTTCACCAGCTTTGAACGCCTCAAGAATATGTTCACGTTCTTTCTTAGGAGTATCACCTGAAACGATAGCGCAACCGGGTATTGACATCGTTAACCGTTCCGCTTCTTTCAAAAAACGGGTAAAGACCAAAATACCCTTCCGTTTTCCTCCGGCTTTGGGATTCATCAGCCTTTGGACGATATGAACGAGATAACCGTAGAAGTCTATCCGTTCATATTCTTTTTGAACTGACCTATCCGTATAGTCGGCACCAGTAGTATTTACTTTCAAGTTAAGTTCATTCCACCCTGAAGGATTCATTGAATAGTAATCCAACTTCGCCAAGTAGCCCATATCTAATAGGGTTGATACCTGTACATGATAAATGACCTCTGAAAAGACATGAGGTTTTGTCCGAGTGATAAATTTCAGCATGGAGCCGAAATCACGGCTGGAGCTTAAACGGTATGGCGTTGCTGTCAGTCCAAGAACCTTACACTTCACTACATCGAAGAAATCCTTGTACATTCCCTCTTTGGGGTTCACAAGGTGACATTCATCCACGATGATGTTCTTGAAGTGGATGAACAGTTCGGGATGATTCTTCACACTGCCGATGGTGGCGAATGTTATCCGGCTTATTTCTTTTGAGTTAAAGGATGCAGAATAGATGCTGCAATCAAGAATGCCGTATGAGCAGAGTTTCTTGAAGTTTTGCTCGAGTATTTCCTTGCTGGGCTGAAACACTAAGGTGTGCCCGTCAAGCCTTGCAGCGATGTCGGCTATAATAAGTGACTTCCCTGATCCTGTAGGAAGAACCATGATAGCATTCGTCTTCTTCGCCTTGTTGTTAAAGAAGGAAACAGCTGCATCAGAGGCTTTCTGTTGATAATCTCGCAATACATAACTCATAATCCTCTCTCCTTTTTAAGCTTCTTATTAAGCACCTTGTAATACTTGATTAATTGCTCGTACTCAAAATCGGTAAACTTCCGGCTAATACCCTGCTTTGCTTCGAGTAGGACAACTCTCTGTTCACCATACTTGGCAATCAATCCTTTGCGGTAATTCTGAATATTACCCTCCATGAAGCGGTTACAGTGCCGACATTGAGCGTTACAGTTCATTTCATCGAAACGGGTACTCATATGCTGTCGATTTATGTAATGCCCGTTATCGGCCTGCTCAAACGGCTTTATCTGACCACAAGAGATACATTTAAAATATCCGTTTGGCATTGCGTCACGAAGCCGGATGAAAAGGGAAAACTCTTTGTCGAGCTTGGTCTTCAAATCCGGCTTCTTCTTTATCTTAGCTCCTGTTATATCAAACAAAGGCTTTTCATTTTTCTTCTTATTATATCGGTATAGCATATTTATTTTTTATCTTTGCACTCGATTTTGTCAAGTGTCATTAGATTATTAACCTAATTCTATAGACATGAGAATTGAAATAGATATTGAGTTTGTGCAAGCCGTCACTACTTTAGTAAAGTGGATGACTGTCTTAGCCGTACTGGTTTTATAATCAGTCTACTCAAGTACGCAGAAAGAAGCGGTTGATGCATTTTGTATCAGAGGGATAGGTTTGAAAACATCCCTCCGCTGAGAACACTTAGTACCTGTTCCGCTTGACAAAATTATAT